AAGTACAACGCCCTGCCCGACAGGCAAAGCACGGACGGGGACGGGATTAAACACAAAGCACGGGCTGTCGGGATAGACAAACCTGATGTTGTTGATAGTCGTTGATGCCATATTGTTCCTCCTATTGTTGCGGTGTATTGAGTTTGATTTGTTGTGCCACGGCAGCGACATAGATGCCGCTCAGGCGAGAGTTTATCCGCTCGATGGCCACTGGTATCGCACGGGAGTAAACATCATCCCTGCCGCCTTGCCTGTAAAGCCTGGTGCCCACGGTGCGGATGGTGTGTGCGATGGCCGATGCCATGGTGCGGTCTCCTCGCTCCTGTGCGCTGCTGTACTTGTGCGGCCCTTTGCGCACATACGGCATGGGTTCGCCGTGTACGCCCTTGGCCTGCATCCAGTCGTAGATGATGTCGGCCATGTTGCGTGGAACACGGCCACCCTTGCGGCCTGTCTCCAGTGTGCCGAATGCGCGACGGCCAACGAGCTCGCCGATGTTGCCCGACACCATGACGCCCATGGACGCTGCCGTCTTGCCGCTTGCCCACTGGCCGGTGACGCGAATGTTGTTGATGATCGTGGCCTTCAGTGTGCCCAGCTCCTCGTTGAGAACCTGGGAAACAGCTGCACCAGTTATGACCGTGCCATCGTTCAGCATGAGCCGTTGTCCTCGATTTCAAGTGTCAGCATCACACCGGTGACGATGCTTGCCAACTGGTTGTAGATAACGTCATAGTTCCAGGCGATGACCGACTGGAAATACCCGCTTGCGTTGGCGGTGCGCACGAATGCCTTGGCTGCGTCCTTCATGCGTTCAAAGACCACCCGCTGGTCCTCGCCCGATGCGTCGCGGGCCACCTTGTCCACGAATGCGACTGACACGTTTTCCCGGTCATAGACGCGCCCGTTGCGCATGGTCATGCTGCCGCCGATGGGCAGGATGTGTGCGATGGCGGGCAATTTCGCACGGCTCACAGCCTGGTCAACGTCCCACCAGTCATCGAAGATGTATGTAAACTGCGAGAACTGCTCGTCCTCGGTTGCGATTTTCTTGATCGCCTCGTCGATGGTCATTTTCTTTTCCTCCTTGCTTCTTGCATTGATATATCGTTGAGCCGTCGCTGGTACTGCTCGACTTTGTTGTCCATGTCCATGCACTTGTAGATGCGCAGCCAGGGAACGGTCAGCACATCGTCGTGGTCGGTGATGCCCATCCGCTTGGCATACCAGTCCAGGATGCCGAACAGGCCGAACTGCAATTTATCAACGCCCGCCTGTTTCTCCTTGGCCGTCGGCTTGGCCTGCACCGATTCGAACAGCCTGTTGATGCGCTTTACCTGTCGGCCTACCCACGACAGGAACGCCGCCACCTCGGTTGCACGGCATTTGTCGGCTTGCGGCTTATCCATATCCAACACGATCTCGATGATGCGGTAGTCGGTGTCGGGGCCGTCTGCCTCGCCAATCTCGATGAGCTGGCCGATGGTGAGGCCGTTGAGGTCCTCGGGACATTTCGTTTGGCCGATGTATGCAGGCCGCTCAAAATCCTCGGGGATGGTGTAGTTGCAATGCCTTGCCACTACCCGCCAATAGCCGTATGTGGTGTTATTGTCCATCAGTACAATTTCGTTAAGTGTGACTTTGCCGTTCCAGTTCGCTGTTGCTGGAGTTTTGATGTTACCAGGTAACGCAACGCATCCAGGGCATGGTCAAAGTGCTCGTTCTTTGCCGGCTCATTCTTGAGCTCTCCTGTTATCCTGTCCTCTGCCCACTTGTAGTTGCGCAGCTCGCGGATGATGTTCAGGCTGCGCTGCGTCACGTTCAGCCGATAGCGTTGAACGATTTGGATGCCGTTGCGCACACTATCGGCACCCTTTACCGATGGCTCGATGTTGCGCACGCCATAGTTGCGGAGCTCGGCAATACTTTTCGGCTCGGCACTATCGGCTACGATGGGGCCATTCTTTCCCTGCAACGCCTGGGCGATGCGGTCATTGGTCAGTCCTGGTGCGTAGAGCTCCTCGTCGATGTAGAGCTCACCATCCATCATGTAAACAGCGACAACCGATGTCGGGTCTGCCTGATAGCCGAAGTCGAGGCCACGGCCAACGAGACGTGCGTTGTCGGGAATCTCCCTGCATTGTGTCCAGTTGGTATAAATGAGGCCCTTGTGTGAACCTGTCTGCCCGAGGCCGTAGACCTTCCACCATGCCTCGTCGCTCTTGTAGGCCTCGATGGCCGCTATCTGTGTCGGCTCGAGGAAAGGGTTGTCGAGATATGTAGACACTATCTCGGTGGTGTCTTCGCGGACATTGAGGCCATGCTGCTCATACCAGAACTCGCTGTCGGGGTTCCAGTCGATGAGGATGGTGCCGGTGGTGCGCACATCCAACTGACGGAATATCTCCCAATCGACGCGGTTGGCCTCGTTGATGAACAGGATGTCGCGTCTCGATCCTTTGACCTTGCCCCAATTATCAGCAGGAAAGAACCTAATCTCGCTACCATTACGAAACATCCATACATTATCGGTGCGATTTACATCATAATGGCCGCCCTCGATCAGGTCGAAGTTCTTCAGAATCTCCTGTAAATCCAGCATTGCGCCTCGCTTGAGGTGAGGGAGCGATTCAGAAACAACATCGACCTTATGTTCTTCCCTATAGCATACAATAGCCAACAGCGTCATCACCGAATATGTTTTCCCGGAGCGTGTCCCACCACGGTTAGCAATGAGCCGGCTCCCGTTTTCAAGTGCCCTCAAAGTCTCGCATAACACTTTCGTCGGCTCAATCTTTACGGTTTGTCTTGTAAGCGTCATAATGCGGCATCTCGATGATTACCTGGAACTGGTTTTTCCCTGCTGACTTATCGGCACCCAACAGGCTGATGAGCTTTTCAATCGCCCACTGCCTGCTGATATGCTTATCTTTTTTCGTGACGGATGCACCCATCGGTCCTTCACTCAATATGTCTACCGTGAAGTCGGTTGGGTCTATATCGCCACGCAATATGCCCGTGCAAAACTCGATTATTTCTTCAGGTGTTGCCATGCCGCTTTCCCTTGCCGTCTGTTCGAGTTCAGCCTGTCGTTTTTCTATATACTGTTTTACACTGTTTTTGTGCAAAACCATAGACCCGTAATTTGCGGCTTTCTTGTCATCTGCTTTAGGGTTATAGGCATAGCGGTAAGCCTCGGCGGCATTTCCGCAAAGGATATACTTGTCAGCGAATTTTCGCTGCTTCTTATTCATCCCATATTTATCGAGCCTTGCCATAGTTAACCCTCCAATTTCCGCAAAATTACAAACTCTACAAACATTTTGCAAATATTTCAATAAAAAACCGCTCTCATCTCACGACGATAGCGGGGATACAAATCATCATAAACACTAAAAAAACTATGGAACTTATTAGGTTACTATCTGCTTAGTTTTATTGGCAGGCCGGCATGATACCATGCAAGCAATGCCGCGTCTCTGCCTTCTTGGTTTGTCTTGTCTGTCTTTCCCATGATTGCCTCGAGCTCTGCCTGGGTGATCTTGCGGTCACGGCCATTCCATATCTTCTCAAGCGGAGGCACCGGCACCACATCGACGCCTTGGTACTCCAGCAGCTCGATGATATCGAGGCCGCGTTGCTGGTTCCTTCCGAGTGACTTACCTTTGGCTGCCGCCATCTGTTTCGAATCCTGGAATCTCAGGTGCCAGTTTGGATGGTTCACCCATCCAGCCTCAACAAAGACCTTCAGCGACTTTCCTGCCGCTATTGCCGTTGCCTGCATGACGCCAATGGTCTCGAGCAGCACAGGTAGTGTCGTTGTCGAAATGGTGACCTTGCGTGTGGCCACGTCCACCATCGCATAGCCGTTTTTCTTGACATCGGGGTCGATGCCTATGACGTAACCTTCCTTCATGCCAGTTGCCTTTCCATTGATTCACGCACCGCCCTGATGGCATCCTCACGCCCGCGAAGGGATTCGATGTACTGCTGCACCTCGTCACCGCTTGTGGCGATGTAATATCCCTTACTTGTTGCGATGAGCCACTTTATCATGCCGTTGATGCGAATGTGGTTGATAATCTTTCTCAGCCTCGCCTCGGTCAGCTGGTAGCCTGCACCCTTCATCGCCCTGGTGATGGCGGTGTTGGTGATGGCCATACCTTCGCCTATCTTTGTCACCAGTCCACGGCAAATGACCGGCAACAGGGTATTGCGCTCATAGTCCGTCAGCGGTTCTGTCTGTGTTTGGAATCCGTGTATCATTGTCCAGTTCCTCCATCAGTTTCATTGTTATGTTTCGTCCTCTCGGGTTGGTGCGTTTATCATATAACCAGGTACTCACCGTCTTGTTGTAGTAGATGGCCGTTGCATGATCCCTGCCAAGCCTCTGGCCGATGGCCGTCAGCGTCATCGGTGTGTAGTGGTAGGCAAGCCAGGAGACAATCGCCCGTGCCTCGGAAAATTCACGTTGCCTGCCCTTGTTGCACATCTCGGCCTCGGTAACGCCTGTCTCGCGCACCACCGCCATGATAATGCTTTCGATGTTGGCTTTCACGATGCAACCTTCCAGCAGATCAGCGGCAACATCAATCGCCTGGCCAATCTCTGTGGCAGTGAATGGCGGGTCGCATGGCTCATGGTCGAGCCTCCTGTAATCGTTGTATTTTCGCAGCACATGTGCCGCTCTCTCTATTGTCATCATGTCTGTCTAATCAAATACCAAGGTTTCGGGTGTTCAGCCTGCCATGCGATGCGCTCGTCGCGCAGTTTCTTTTCTCGCTGTGTCTCGGCAAACACCTGTTCAGTCAGTCTCGGTTTCATGCTTGTCGAGTTTTTTGCGCAGTTCGTTCAGTTCCTCCCGGTGTGCCTTGTCGCAGACGATGGCCATGATGATCATGCCAGAACATAGGCCGATTATAAAACATATCATTTCTCAACCTCCTTTCTCGGTGCTTCTGGCAATGGCATCCAGTGGGTGACCTTTGAGATTATGCCGACACATATCGGCGCAACATACCAATCCCAACGGCCGCCATTGTCTTGCATCCACTCACTCAGCCATACATCACCATATCCTGAGTACACCAGATAGTGTCCTCGTTCTTTTGGCTTTCTCTCCTCAACGGGTATCCATTGAGGGTGCTGGTCTGCGGCTCTCCAGCCAGCGCAGAAGTCGTTGATGGTTTCGCACAACTGCTCATCGGTGTGGAAATTGTCTGGCTCGTCTTTGTAAATCTCGGCTGCATAAGCCTCGGCGGCAACCATCATTTGTTGTTCTCGGTTTTCGTTGTTCATAATTCAATTTCCTTTCAATAATTGAACTAACTTGTCTGCAATTTCTACACTCCTTTCAACAGCCCTGTCTTCGGGGCTCTTGTATTGCGCGTTGAGGGCAGGCTCGTTTCTGAGGGCCAGTGGCAGCACTGACGCCGCCACCCTGGCCCTGTATGCCTCCCAAAAACGAGGACTGAGTGTCTGTTCCATCACTTCAGCACTTTCTTTTGGGTTGTCGTTCCGTCGGTGTACTCGGTTACTACGATGGTGATGCCGTTCGGTTCACTCATCTGCTGACCCATCGGGTTGTAGTAGCGCACTTCCTTGACCTGCTTGTTTGCGGCAAGTTCGGTCACGTCATCAGCACCGCCACCCTTGACGCACTTGACGTAGTAGTTCTCGTTTTCCTTGAGTAGCGTCAACGAGTATTTGTTTCCGTGGCCTTCTAACGTGTAGTTGTTGGTACCATTGATGAGCGGACTTAGCACATTGATGTATGTTGGCTGGTTTGGACGGAACGCTCCCATCTCCTTGCCGTCAATGATGAAGTGATACTCACCTAACTCAAACATAGACCCATACCAAACCTCATACGGGTAGTCAAGGTCAATCTCCATCGGGTTGGAGTTGTCCATCACAATCCAGTAGCCGGCGTCCGTCGGCTTGGGTGGCAGAACGGCCTCGCCTACCATCGTGACGTGCGCAGTGGTGGTGACACAGCAGCCTGTGCAACCGTGTACCCATGGACGCTTGTCTTTGCCGCATCCAGTAACTGAATACACACCGATGTCTCCAGTCGGCTCCCATCCCATGGGCACATCGATTACCAAATTGAAGAACTCATAATCACCGGGGCGATACTTTGCGACACCCATAAACTGATGCTCATAATAGTCACTCTCCATTGAGAGAACGATGATTACCGTTCCGTTCTGGTTCACCGCCACCGTAGGGTAGTAGTCCACGGTCAGTCCGTCTTGGTTCTCATGCTCGATGGTAAGTTCATGCTTATTGTCTATGGCATGAACTACCATACCGACGGGCAGAGTCAGCTCCACCTGAATAGCACTAACGTAGTCGCTAAAGTGCGCCTTGAGCGGAACCTTTGCTTGCAATGTTTCTCGATCAATTTCAAAGTCCTCGATGTAGAGGTAGTCCTCTGCACACACACTGCCCGCAATCAGCAGGGCAAAAATCAATGTAAAAATCTTCTTCATCGTTTTGTAAGTTTTAATTGTTAGTAAAAGTTCGTTTAATCTTGTTTCTTTTGAAGTTCCGCAATTAAAGCATCGGCAAGTTGTACCGCCGCTTCTGCCATTACTTCTGTATTGCTCTTACCATCTTCCTTTGCGATGATCCCCACGGATGCTGAATGAGTCTCATTTGCAAGCATTCCTTGCATCGCAGCGATAGCCGCCTGTATGCGGTAGTGCTGCCAATCAGTCTCGTTTGAAAACACAAGTTCTTGCTTTGTGTAAACCTTGTAATCCCCATCTGGCAAGATTTGGACAAATTCATCGCCATACGGTTCAACTATAATTTCTTTTCCTGTCGCTTTAATCCTTGCTTTCATTTTGTCCTCCTTTCTACGCTGATGCTGACCTCAAAGCAAAGCCAGCCGATTTGCAGTTCATATTGTCTTCCTACATTACAGACATGGCCTTGTTCATTCGTCTTTGATATAGGGTTGACAAACAAAGTTGCCCTTGGAAAGAAATGCCAACACCATGTTTCACCTAACGGCTCTTTCCTCTCTCCTTGAATGGTTAACCATGCGTCAAAGTTTATCTTCATAATCACTCCTCCTTTGGTGGATAGCACCACCACTTAATTTTAATAGTTAAGTTGTTCCAACAATATCTATTACCGTCATAATAGACATCTTCTTGGGCTTTACCATTAGTTGTTATAGCAACAACTTTCTTATTGATTTGGGGAACTTCGCTTGCCGGACGCCAACCAAATTTACTTAAGGCATATTCAAACCCATGCTCAAATCCCCATCTAAATGATTCAGGATGGCAATATTGGTCATCTTCTTCCATCAGTTGATTATACTGACGCTCTTGTTCTTCCCATATTTCTTGCACTGAGTACATATCTCACTCCTCCTTTCTCGGTGGCACAATCGGCATCCAGTGGGTGACAGCACCTTTGCCTAATGCTCCAAGATAGTCCTCGAATAGTCCATCGTGGTATATGCACTTGTAACTTTCTTTGAATGTGCCATTCCATGCAAAAACTTCTTGCCCTTCTTCTGGCAACTTCTCTTCAACGGGTATCCAGTGAGGGTGTTCCCAAGCGTAGTCTGCGCCAAACATAAATGCAGATTGCAGCCTTGTATCTTCACCGCAGTACTCCATTGCGGCTTGTTGTAATTCTTCTCTTGTCATTGTTCTATCTCCTCGCTAAATCCATGTTCTCGTTTCCATTCTTCGCTCCCCGGCGATTGCAGGTGGGCATAGGCTGCGATGCCTGCCCAATACCATATCTCTGCCTGCGCATCCACGTTCTTTAATTCGCTGTGCAGGTACTCGTTCAGCATTTCCTTTGTCGGTATCATATCGTCAGTCCTTGAAAAGTTTGTCAACGTTCTCGATTGCATTTTTTGCAATTTCCTCTTTCACCCTGCGGGTCTGCCGACTATCCCGGATGATGAGATAGTCGGTGCTGTTCTCGATCTTCACCAGCTCAAACTGGTGGCCTTTGTACAAAAAGTTCTTCACCATAATCTTTTTTCAATAATTGGTTTTTAATAATTATATCTAACACGTTGTCGAGTGTCGGGTATCGCTCCCACAAGTGCAACCTTAGAAACCAACAGAATAATGTTTAACTTAAAAAAGCACTCGCCGCCCACTGCGGACACCCTTCCAAGGAGTATCTTCTGCCACGCTTGGCTGCTCCACAATCAATCTAATAACTACTTTGTTACCCATCCATTAACCCAGCTTTCCGTAGCTGGCACCCCGCCTTATCGGGGTGACGAAAGTTAAAGATGAATAGTGGATCGGTGCGGAGTTGAACCGCTGCTCATCGACGCTTTTAATTCCGTTGCGGCCTTGCCCGTAGTGCCGCTCTTTCGATCCATGTGCCGCCGGGCCTCACGGCTGGACGGCTTGACTACTAATTGTTCAACTTTTATTAACCATTCTAAGCACCAGGCTTGTCGGCCTCACGGCTTTACGCCTAATAACACTAAATCTATTATGAAAAGAAATCCTTAGCTTGTGGGGAGGCTGGGAATCGAACCCATACGACTAATCATTAAAACCAAACCATTAACATTATGAAAAAGAAACTACTCTGAAAACCTGTACCTCCCCGTGTGTAACCGCCAGTTTCTTCTGGCCTCTGTGCCTCCAGTCGACTTAGCGGTAAGCCTATGAAAAAACTCAGTACTTCATCCTGTGAAGCGCGTAGTATCTTTATGTCTCTATCAGGTCGTAGTTGCTTTTCACGTTCCTGCGCAGGTCGGCCCTGCCTTCTTCTGTCCAGTGGCGGGCATACTCGGCATTGACCATATCCACCAGGCCGACAATCGGGAAACGTCCCTTTGCATCCGTGGCGATGATCCTGACGGGGAACCCGTCGCGGGTCGTGTAGCTCTTGTTGCAGTTAATCATTGCGGGCCTCCTTTCTTGGATAGGGTTTCTTTGCCCTGGGAACGATGTTCATTTTGAGCTGCTCGATGACGGCCTGCTGGTCTTTGATGCGTCCAATGGCCCACTCTTTGTGCAGCTTCTCGTTCTCATACACCGCCGTCAGTTTCTTGTGTTCCTGCTCGAGCAGTGCACCGTCTGCAACCAGTCTGTTTAACTCTTTCTTCTCGCCCTTGCGCTCCATGAGCTGGAACACGTTCAGCGCGATTGATGCTGCCGTGATGATGAGCAGCGTGATTGTCATTGTCGTTGTCATTGTTGTGATTGATTATTGATAAAACTTTCTTTCCACTTCTTGAACTCGTCGGGACGTAGGTATTCCCGGTCATGCTTCTGCCTCTCGGCCTCTCGCCTCTCGCTCTCGGCCTGCTGCTTCAGTCTCTCCTGTCGTGCTATTGCCCTGGTGACGTACTGGCTCCATGCGGCCACGATGTTGCGTGGTTTGAATCCGTAGAGTTCATACTCGCCACGCTCAATCGCATCAAAGAAACCGAGCACCAGGTCGAACCCGAGGATGCGTCCTCTTGGATCGCCGGCAATGGCCTTGGTGATGGATGAAATCTCCTCATCGTTCAGCAGCTCAGTGTCCATGCGCAGCACCATGAAGCGGGTGCGCATGTTAAGCAGTGTGACGATGGCATCCTCGCCATAGGTTCTCATCGCCATCACCATGGACGGCGTTGCTGCGCTCGGCATGGCTGGAGTTAAAGCCATGTAGAACTGATGGGCGTTGCCGTATTGTGCGACAATCGCCTGGCACCTGGCATCATCAGGCGTGGCGGTTAACGCCGTTGTTTCCGGTCTGCTGCTGATAATTTCCATTTTGTAAAGATATCATGTCGTTAATTGATAAACCTTTCAGTTCCGTGCGCCGGTTCTCCTTGGCCTCCTGTTTGGAAGGCTTCCCTTCGCGCTTACTGATGTCGAGTTTTTTACGCATGTGGTGTATAAGGTGGTCAGCGTCCCATCTATCGTCACTCAGCTGGCGAACCTCCCATTCGTCCATGCACTGGACAGCCAGGCCGAACACATTATCGTGTCTTAATGCCATCGCAGTCTGGTCGAGCCATAATGAATTGTAGATGGTTGCTTCTTCCAACCTCGCGCGCGCTGATGACGTTGACGAATTATCTTCTTTATTCTTATCTTCTTTTATGGTATCATTTTTTGATACACCTTCTGATACACCTTCTGATACACCTTCTGATACACCTTCTGATACACTCTGGAACACGTCATAATTGTTGATTGTGGTCTTCATTCCGTACTTGTACGGTGTCCTGGTAATTTCGCCGCTTGCAACAAGTTTCTTGAGTGCGGACTGCACGGTATTTACCGACATGCCGAGACGCTGCGCCATCGTGCGGATGCTGTTCACGTTCTCGCCACGCTTCACCCTCACACCCTTGAACCACGAATCCTCATATCTCGCATGAAGCAGCAGATCAAGGAACACCATCACCACGGAAGGCTCCTGGTAATGTTGCCAGTCGGTAATGTCCCTGCTTATTTTAATCCACCCGTTCATAGCGATGCAAGCCACAATCTTATAATGTCACTTCCCAGGTAAACCTTCCTACCGTCCACACGCCTGTAATGTGCCCTGATGGCTCCGTTGTTGGTGTAGCGCATGAGCGTCCCACGGTGGATGCCGAGGGCAGCGCACGTCTGCATGACCGAGTAACGGCCATCCGGCGCAACCGATGGACGGGTAGGGGTGATCATCTTTTCTTGTCCTCCTTCTTCAACTCGAGACGCATGATCCCGATGATGACGCAGATGATATACGCGAACACCACAGCACCGCCGTATGTCTCGGTCTCCAGGTCATAGATGAAGCACACGCATGCGGTAAACAGCGCAATGGATTCGAGTAAGAAAATCCACGGGAAATTATTCTTCGTCATCATTGCCGTCAGTGTTATTGTTGATATATGCTCCCATGCCCTTCAGGATGAATGATACACCCTCGGGCGTCAAACCGAACTCCACCGCAATGGTGCGGAGGATTCTCCAAGGCTTCACGTCGGGATATTCCGACAGCAGCTTTGTGTACATCTCAAGCATGGCGTCGTTGCGCTGCTTGCGGGCCTGTTCTTTTTCTGTCAATTTTATCTCCATATCTCAAAAAATTATGTATCTTTGCATACGTTGTTGTTAAATACTTTGCAAAATTACATACTTCTATGTAATGGTGCAATACTTTGGGTGTAAAAAATACATACTTTTAACAAAAATTTATCAATTTCAGTAGTTATGGAGCAACAAGAGACAACAAGAGGCCAGAGAATAGCTGATGCTTTCTCTTATCTCCGGAAATCTGGGATAGTGAAGACCCAGCAGGAGATCGCCGACATGATGGGTGCAAACAAGACAACCGTTTCACAGGCCTTGAACGGTAACGAATCCTATCTCACAGACAAATTTTTGTCGAGGTTCAATAATGCGTTTGGCGAAATGTTCAATATTGCATGGCTCCTGACGGGCAAAGGCAGCATGCTCGAAGGCGAGCTCAACCCGGCAGAAGGCGTGATGGTGTATGTAATCCCTTTGTCATCGGTAGGCGGCACGCTCAGAGACATCGACCAGGGCAATGTGACATTAAGGGACTGCGAGAAAATGAGAGCTCCGGTCAACAATGCCGAATATGCCATCGGTGTCTATGGTGATTCCATGGAGCCTACCTACCCGAGCGGGTGCCGTGTGTTCATCAGGCGCATCGACCCCACGTCGTTCATCAGCTGGGGCAGTGTGTTTGTCCTGGACACCGTGAACGGCATCTATATTAAAGAGGTGCAGCGCGGCCACGACGAGGCGCACATCCTGTGCGTCTCACACAACACATCAGGACGCTATCCGGCATTCGAAATCCCGATGTGTGATGTGTTCGGCATGTACCGCGTATTGGCGTCAATAACGGTCACTCAATGACCCAAAAAATGCGAACCACATGCAAATGAAAAACAATGCATCCGTAACCAACTGAAAAACAAAATACTATTTTATCCCAAATCACGCCTGGAAAGCGTGTATACGTCAAAAGCGTATCCCGAGTTCGAATCTCGGTCACTCCGCAAAAATCGCCCTGTTTACGGGCGTTTGACGAGAAGGAAAAATAGATGAAAAATGGCGGTTGCGGATGCATTATGACGCAAATTAAATGCAAATGAACTGCAAATGGCAACAGCGACGGCATATCTTGACACCAGGAGGAGAAGGGATGACGGAACCTATCCCCTCAAGATAACCGTGTCCCATCACGGCAAGGTGGCACACATCGCCCTGGGCATTCATCTGAAGCGTGACCAGTGGGATGTAAAGCGGCGTCAGGTGATCAACCATCCGCGCAAGCAGTTCCTCAACCAGTTCATCTCGTCGCACATGGCAGATGTCAACGCCTCACTGATGAGGCTCAAGGCTGCCGGTGCCTTCGGCGGCAAGACTATCACCCAGGTACGTGACATGGTGGAGGCCGACATAACGCCACAGGAGACCACCTGTGGTGACTTTGCCTCGAGGTGGACCGACTTCACGTCTCGGCACCAGAACACACGCACGCGGGCGCTCTATTCAGCCACATGGAGCATGCTGGAGCAATACTGCCACGATATCTCGTCCATCATGTTCCAGGACATCACCCGCACATGGATAGAAGGGTTTGACCTGTGGCTGCAACGTCGCGGAAACAAGGCCAACACGCGCTCGATCCACATACGCAACCTGCGGGCCGTGTTCAACGATGCGATGGATGCCGGCATCACGGTGGCCTATCCGTTTCGACGCCTGGTACCCAAACCCGAGCCGAAGCACAAGACGATATTATCACCGATGCAGCTGCGCCTGCTGTTCTCGGCTGACGTGCCCGCTCATCAGCGCAAGTATATCGACGCATTCAAACTGATGTTTCTGCTGATAGGCATCAACACCGTTGACCTGCTGACAACGGCTGCCGTCATTGGTGACAGGGTAGAGTACATCAGGGCAAAAACGCACAGGCCTTATTCCATCAAGCTCGAACCCGAGGCGGCTAAAGTTATCGAGGCGTGGCCCTCCATGGGCGGCCACCTGATCAGCCTGGGAGACGGACTGAAGGATTACCGTGGCGTGACGTACCGGCTGAACCAGGCACTGAAATCGGTCATTCCAGGTGTCACTACCTACACGGCACGATATTCGTGGGCCACAATTGCCGCATCGCTCGACATACCCAAGGAGACCATCGCCAGAGCTCTGGGTCACGGGGGTCACAGCGTGACCGACATTTATATCGACTTCGACAGGGGCAAGGTGGATGAGGCCAACAGGCGGGTGATTGATTTTGTGTTATACGACAAGAAATGAAAAGACGGGCACCGAAATGGTGTCCGTCTCTCGCTTTGGTCGGTCACAGGGACTGCTTTTTCTTCAGTTGTTTAGCAAGCCTTCGTGACAGGCGGCAGAGGTTCACAACCTTTAAATCCCGGTTGTCACTCTCCAGGTCGGCGAGTGCCTGCAAGTACCTCACCGCCTCATCACGCTGGCTGTTGCTTATCAGTACCATCAGAACTGCTCATTGCTCGCGTCGGCCTGTCTGCTGCCGAGCAGCTCAAGGCCGGTGCACTGAATCTCGGTGCGGTAGTGCTTCTGTCCGTCCTTCTCCCAGGAGCGGGTCATCAGCTTGCCCTCGATGTAGAGCATGTCACCCTTGTGGACGTACTTCTCGGCCACGTCAGCGATGCCTCGCCACACCACGATGTTGTGCCACTCGGTCCGCTCCGGCACCTGCACACCGCCCTGTGTGGTGTAGGCCCTGTCGGTGGTTGCCAGGGTAAACTCTACCTTCTTGTCTCCGTTCACGTCTCGGGCCTCGGGGTCTTTGCCCACACGTCCCAATAAAATCACTTTGTTGATTGCCATGATGCTAATTGTTTAGATACCAAATTTTACGTTTGTTTGCTCGATATTCTTTCAGTTCCTTCTTCTGTTGCCGCTGTTTCTGTTCGATTTCAGCGGCAGTGACGAAGGCCTGTGCTACACGGGTTCCTCCTCGTCGGCAGGTGCCGCCGGCTCAATCTTCGACGGGTTGCCCTTGGTGGGCCATGGACGCCTGATGCCGTTCTTCTGCATGATCTTCTGGACCGACTGCGGGGTGCTGAAAAAACGTGATGCAATTCGCTCAAGTGGTTCTCCTCGCTGATACATCTTAATCGCCAGCATCTTCTCCTCGTCCGTCCACAGGTGGCGGCGGTGCCCGGTCTGCTTTACTTTCGGCTGCGGCTTGGTCTTCGATTCTGCGGCCTTCACCTCTTTGGTGACCTGCTGCACCTGCTTGACGGTCTGCCTGACTGGTTCGTCCTTGAGTGTGCGTATGAAGTCGCCGATGGCCTTGATGGCCTCGTCGAGTCCGCTGGTCTGCCTTGCCGTAGTGAACAGCAGGTCACCCGTTGCAGGGGTGTATGTGATGTTGATTGAATCGTTCATTGGTTCTTTACTTGATGATGAGTTTCGGGAGTTCTTCTTGGCCCTGGCTGTATCTCAAAAGTTTCAACTCTTTGCCAGTGATGTAACTATTCCACGCCTTTACAATGAACGCCCAGAGTGTTTCAGCCTTGATTTTTTGGCCGGAAAGTGCGGCTTTTGTTATTGCTCTACGGAGTAGATTACAGGATGCAATAGTACCAGTATCGACGGAGTATAAATCCTCGAAGAATGGTTTTACCTCATCCTCGGTGTATCCTCCACGATGAGTGAGATAATAATAGAGACCACCTGCCCACGAGCCTGACAATATTTTACATCTTGATAAAAGGCGGTTGATATAAAAACCAACCTCATTAAAGCCATCAGGATCTAACCTATAGAGGTCATATTTGGACGCGTTCGACATATCAAGACCTCCTCTCCTGATTGTCGTATTGCTTGCGCACAACCTTCCAGAGTTAATGATGTTCTGGTTTGCAACAACAATCGATGCCACAAGATTGTAATTCTTCACATCTTGCATCGCGAGTAACTGGCCTACCGTCCTGTGTCGGCCACAATCATAAGTCGTAAACGATTGCGGGTCAACGCCACGAATCACATCAAAACGGACGGGTATCCCTGCCTCGATGACAGCGTGGAGACGATGGCTACCGTCAATAAGATGACCTTCATTGTCGAATATGATGCACATCCCATTAAGGAGCCATTTCCCCCTCTTCATTGTGTCGGCATAACTATGGACAAAAGCCTTACTGATGGGTCTATTGCCGGCCACCGTGTTCAAATACTCCTTCGCCTTTGCAGGAGTAATGTTTTCTGTTACAATGTTATTCATAAAAACAAAAATTAAAAGTTTATAAAATACCGGGCTCTCACCGGCAGGTGCATTATATCATTCAAAATCTATGGTTAATTGTCTTGGTTCTTCAAACTCCCAGTGGGAGCCTTTCGGGATGTTCGTGTCCACCTCCCACAGGTCGCAGGGCTCATGGTCAGCCGCAATGCGGTTGTCATAGTCAACGCCGATGTAGTTGCCCATGTCCTTGCGTGCCCTGATGGCGCATACAACGGTCTCGGCATACCTGCCGTTTATGTGGAAGTCCAGATGGTGACGGCAGTTGTAGCAGCACCTGCGATGGAATTTGTCAGTCATTATCTCTTGATTTCTTTATAGTCCTTGCAAACTTCATAAGGTTTGCAGGGTATGTACATATTACCTCTTTTGCAATATGGGTAACCCTCGCCTGGAATGGTTCCTGCAAACCTTATTTCTTCATAGTGTACACATGAGTAGCAACTCAAACAACTCATGGCTTATGCGATATTAAACCAGTTCTCGATGTCAATTACCTCGCCGTCCAGGAACAGCTCGTCGTAGGCGATGCGCTTGGTGGTGCGTCCGTCTTTGGTGACGGTGTACCACTTGTCGCTGCCCTCTACGGGCACGACACGGTAGACGTGCCCGTTCTGCTCTATGCTGAAGATATTCTTACTCATGTCACTTGAACTTGATAGTCAAACTCTCCTTGCGGCTCTGCAACTTGGTGCAATACTGGTCGTAGATGTCCCGGTGATTCTCCATGAAGCGTTTCTCGTCGAAGACGTACTTTTGTGACGGAGCCACGCGGCTGAAGGTGGCGAGCTCGGTGCGGATCGTGGAGGCGTGTTCCTCGCTCATGCGGGCCAATACTTCGGCCTTGAGTGCGTCCTGACGCGCCTTGAGCATCTTCATGCTGCTGTCGATGTTGGCCAGCTCGCGCTGCACCTTGCTGATGTAGTCGGGCACATCGTCCGCGTCGGGATAGTACTGGAACGGCTCGTCGTTGATGTCGGCCTGGAGCAGGGCCTCGACGAGGCTTGCATCCTTCCTGTCGATGCCGACATATTCACAGATGCCTTCTCGCATCCATGTGGCCGTCAGTCCCTCGACCTCGACACCGGGGTTCATGCGCTCGAACATCCACGCATAGATGCTCAGTTGCCAGGACACATACTCCTTGTCGAGGTGATAGGTGGTCTTCCTGTCGTTGAGTATGACGCCATTCTCGCCCTGGTACACCGCGTCGATCTTGGAGGCATAGTGCTCACCATCGGTCACCAGATACTCGCTTGCGACAGGCACCAGGTCGAGAGCCTTGCACATGGCCGCATAGTGGGTGACCTCCTCGCAGCCTTCGGTGACGATGCCCAGCTCGTCATAGATTTGGCAGTAGCGGTGAATGGCGGTGCCACGGGCCGCTGCCTTGGCGAGAACCTCGGGGTCAACGTCTGCATACTTGTCGGGAAAGAGCCTGCGTTGCAGCACTCCTGTGATACCCTGGAGCTGCTTCTCTCCCAGGGTGTAGGTGTGGTCCTGCTCGTTGAAGACCACACCACAGCTTGTCAGTTGAATCTTGTTCATCAGAATAAAGTGGTTTTAGGTTGTGATTGTATCTCTTTCTTTCTCGCTGATAAAGCCTTCATGAAGATGCCGCCATCGCGGATGTATGCCGGGTTCATCTTGGCATACTTGTTATAGACGTCGGCAAGCTCTGCCACGGTGCCGCATGCGTAGGCCTCGGCAACGGCAACGAGCTCGGCCTCCATGTCCAGTGCCGGCTCTTGTTTGGCTTGCGGTTTCTCGGCCTTCTTGGGTGCGTTGGCCTGGATGGTGTGACACTCGTTGGTGTCGGCATCCTTGGTATCGTCAATCAGGAACAGGCCGTTCAAGGCATACTTGCGGGCATAGCTGGATGCCGTGCCGGTGATCTGCGAACCGTCCATGCCCTTCTTGGCATCATCCTCGCGGGCATAGGCCGTGACGGTGTTGGAGCCGTTGCCCTTTGACACCGTTGCAGATGCCTTGACGTAGATGCGGTTGCCGATTTCGAGCACCTGGTCGGTGATGACCAGCAGCACACCCTCGGCTGCAAGCAGGGGTTTCACCGCCTCGAGGATGTCCTCACATGAGCGGTATCTGTACTTGCCGAAGGAGTTGTACTGGCCCTTCGGTGCCTTCAGTTTCTTTTGAATCTCGATGAGCGATTCCTGGAGATTCTTGTCTTTCTTCTCTGCCATAGTCTTAGTTGTTGATGATGTGATAATTGATGCCGGTGATGGATGTTGTGCAAGCCTCGGCGAAGAACGCATTGAGGCAGATGATTTTCTGGTTCATTTCGTCCTCGGTGTAGCCGATGTTGAAGTGTTCGTGCATGATTTCTCGCGGGAACTCCGGGTTGTCGATTTCCCTTGATAAGGTTGTCGAGATGCCCAAGGAGGAGCAATGGATTTCCATGCAGACGTCACGGCCATAGTTGGCTACCTTTGTCTGAAGGTCCTGCAACAGCGGCAGGTAGTTCTTGATGATTTTCTTGTTATCCATATTATATAATGTATTATGGGGGAGGGTTGCTCCCCCTGGTTATTATCGGTTGAGTTCAATCATCCGCATGATGAGGCACTTGTCCTCGTCGCGCAGGTCGTAATCGTCTGCAAGTTTCTTGTAAACTACCTGTTCGTGGCCGATGAGACGGATGGCGAGCTGGTCTGCCTGGATGTCATCCATCTTGATCAGGCGGTCGACGGTCTCCTCTTTCTCCTTCTCCAGTTTGTAGACCTTTTCCTGGAGCTCATGAATTTTGTCGAGCAGCTCAAGAGCAACGCGCGAGTTCAGCAGGTCGTGCTTCTTGAAGTCCTTGCAGAACGGCTCCTTGTCCATGCCGGTAGACATATACATCGGGTCAATGAACTGGTTGTAAACATCATCCTCAACTTGGATGTTGGTCAGCTGGTAAAATTCGTCGTGTAACATAATCGTTTGGTTTTATGAGTTAGTGTTGTTTGTAATTGTCGACGCAAAGGTATGTATAATCTACATACTAACCAAACATTTTTGCAGATTTTTTTGCAAAAAGTGTGTAAAACGTATGTAAAACTATAAATTTCAGTAGCAAAAACCGCCACGATCATCACTGACGGTGGCGGCTCCTATTAACCTTTAAACCATATATAAAAAACGGGTTCACTGTCTCACGACACCCACCCGCCAATCACAATAAACAAATAAACACCTCCAAATTTATGAAGCCTAAAACAATCTGATTTTGACTACGGCCCCGGCAAATGGCTCGGCCTTGTTGTCTCCTTTGGCAACACCGCCACGGATGCCCACCTGGAGCCTGTTTGGTTTGTAGAGCAGCTCACCGCCGGCATAGGGCGAGTAGTGCTGCGATGTCACATTATAGTCAATCCCGGTCATCGCATCCAGCTCCCATTTGTTGGGGGGTTTGCTGATGGTGACGCGCTCGGTGATATATTCCGTCCGTTGATAGACCTTGATGCTGTCCAGGCTCGGCTCATAACCACTCACCCAGGCGTCATACTCCATTGCCCGGTAGTGCTTGGTGGTGATGGGTATTACGACAGGCATCATGTTGCTGGTGTCAGCAAAATGTTCCGTCACGGAATTTTCACGGAAACTCACGGAATTTTCACGGAAAATTGTGTCGTACCTCACAACAGGCAGTACCTTGGTGACGTAGCGGACAACGGCACTATCCACTGGCTTGGGATAATAGTGCGGGATGGTGTCGTAAACGATTACGGTGTCCCGTGTGACACTTTCCTCTAAGGGTTGGCTGTAGATAGCTTTGCCTGTAAAGAAGCCGGTACACAGGCCAAGAAACACCCCTACGAGAAACACGATGAGATTGGTCTTTGTGAGTATCATAGAAATATGTCGTTAAGAAATGAGATTACAAGTAGAGCAAGGGCGATAAGTAAGGCGGTAATTCCTGCCCTTGCGAACAACTCGCATATCGCATCTCGGTTAAACCTTTCCATAAAGTTACACCTATGTAAGTTACACCCATGTAACTCAAGAATAATAGTACAAGAACTGGTTATTCTTCTTGCCCACCCTCGGCAGGCTAACGTGTACCCAATTCGGGTTCTGCTTGGTGCCGTACTCCCAAATAACCTGCCCCGTCTTGATCTTGCCTGCCTTGACAAGCCGCTCGATGCAACGGAACAGCTTTACGTTGTCCGCAAATGCGGTGGCCTGTATGTCTGCCGCCTGACCCAAGACGTGCTGCGAGTTCTTGACACCGCCCACCGATGCGTTGAGTTTCGGGCAGCGGTAGCCACTCGTCACTTTGATAGGCTTGCCCCAAGCGTCACGGATAGGTTGCAGTACCTCGACTGCCAGCCGCTTTAATGCCGCCTTCGCCTCGGCATTAGGGGTATTGTCAATGCCGTGATTGTTGGCCGTGATGCTGAATGTCAGTTCCTCAAGGCTGAAGTTCTTCGTCAGTTTCATCGTTTACCTCCTTTCCTTTTTCGTAGTCATCATAAGTCGGCGAAATCGTACAGTCACCATGCCTGCCGTAGTGCCGCTTGTCAATGCCGTAGTCGTCCATCTGCAACGGCTGCTCTCCGTAGTCAACCTTCTTGTCCATCGCTCTCACTCGCTTTATCAATGATGTGTTTTGCAATTTCCACCGCCTGCTCTTTACTCAACGCATCGGCTACTACCTCAATGGCATGGCTGATGTTCTTGCGGGTCTTTTCTTCGGCCTTTTCGTGCATACTCCAAATCTCAACGATGCAGAGTGTGATGGCCACAAGGCTGCTTGCTATCGGCACACAATAGACCGAACTACTGCTGAACTGCGCCCATACGAAGTGAACAAGCGTGTCGATGCCTGCGCTAATGAACAACACACCCTCATACAAGGCGAACTTGGTGATGCTGCGGCTGAACAGGTACGATGTCCGTGCCTCTCCTCTAAGTTTGGCCTTGCGCCAGCCGAAAGCCGCATCCATGCACATTGCACCGATGACCACCACCATAGCGACCACCACGATGAGGTACATGATTGGCAGGCCGTTCAATATTGATACATACTCTCTCATTGCCTAACCCTTTCCATAATGCAGCATGATGATGAACACTGCGACAATCACCGCACCAAGGCAGGTGGCGGCAAAGTCGAGCCAGTCCCACTTGTTGCCCTCGGTGCGCAGGTCGCAGTACTCCTTGCACCCTGCAAACAGGATGCCGCTTACAATCGTTGCCCAAATAGCAGCGGCCAAGTGGTAGGTGTTCGTGGCCTCATCAAACGTAAACTGATATACAGGCATACCCACGAAGAACGTGAGCAACCCTGCCAAAACGTGATATTTCTTGTCTTTCATTGTCATACAATATTACCCATTGCATCTTTCCACGTCTTGTTTGCTGTGTCTACGCAGATAACCTCCTTGCCGAGCGTGGTATCCCAGATGCGCTGGAGGTAGTTCGGTGCATAGGAATTTCTCGTCGTGGTGTCACAGGCAAGCAGTTGAGTGCTGTTTCGTGACTGAAACCGCTGTCCGTGGCCATCCTCCCAGAACTTCATCGTCGTACTCAGCGGACTGCCGCCATATTGGTACTGAATGGTGTAGGAAATGTCTCCGTGGAATGTACCAGGAACGAGTTCTCGTGCGAGATTACCCAGCTGCTTTCCGGGAGTATAAGCGGCGATGCGTTCAACATTGAAGTCGATGATTGAAATCTGCTGGCCGCTTGCAGAGTTGTTTCTACCCTCCGAACAATAGGCAAACAGCGGCAGGTTGACGCTTCGCTCATCTGAACAATTTATCAGTGTAATCGGGTGGTTCATGCCATCGCTCCACGGGTAATTTCCAAACGTGTAAGAGTACACATTGAAAATACCGCCAAGATTAAAGCCAATGACGTGTTCGCCTCCTACCTTAATCCCTTCGTAGAAACCGATACAAACGACACTATCGTAAGTACTTAGGAGACCAGCGTTTGAACCGCCCGTCATGCGAAGGCCAACACAGCCATCTACAGCGACATCTGGAGGATTCTGGATGGAAACCGTGTGACCATTATATCCACTAATATATGCGGTGATGTAAATGTGCCGAAGTTCCACCCTATTAGTATAGAGCAGGTCAATACACATTATCTTTTTCTGGTTCCACGGCAAATAGATACCGAACTCTGACATTAAAAGTGCGACTTTTGCTTTGCTAACAAGACTGTTAACATAAGGAGAACGGAATATCTTGTACTTTTTATCTTGGTCAAGCCCTTCATAGCAGGTATCACTAACCCTTATTCTTGTCCCTTTGTTAGCTGTGTATGCGTATGGAATTGAGTCTCCAATTATACGGATAGTATAACCTGTTGTGTTGTTGCTCGGTATCATGATGGCGGTATAACTTCCACCATCGTCATTCGCTTCATAGTTTGGAAACGAATCGATGTAGAACGTGCCTGATGACAGTCTTACCGTACCGCCTCCTGCTGAATAAATCGCATTGATAGCAGATTGGATGGTAAGTTCATCATTCACCCCGTCGCATTGGTAGTCAGCCTTCGCCTTTTCGTACCCTTTCGCATCATTTGCGGCGACAAACACTTCTTCATTTTTTAATTTTGATGCCAAACTATCAATCGTGTTGACAACATCACTTAGTGATAGTGCCTTTTCAACCAATGGGGTTTTGTCAACGGTAGTATATACACAGATATATAACCAAGCCCCATTATTAGGTATAGTGACTTCGACGCTTTCCCCAGCTTGGACGATCACATAGCCAGAGAACCCCGTAGCGAAACTTGCGGGTGGCTCTGGAATTGGGTCAGGGAAGGTTTCTGAAGAACTCAAAACACAATACATCGCAGATGTATCAGATTTTGCCGTAATTCTATATGTTTCGCCTGTCAATACGGCAATATTCTTGCATGAATAGTCATTATATACTACCCATTTACCATCGTTTCTAATGAATCTTTTAACGGTTTCAATAGAGTCCAAATCAATCATTGAAAACGAAAAGGTTTTTTCGTTTAATACTTTGCCTTGTCTTGCTGACAAAGCCTGCTGTGCGCTGTCTGTAGTCAAATTATCCGCTATTGGATAACCTTCGGGCATCTGTGCGTTCTGCCCATAAGGGCTAATATCAATATTTGCCATAATTATATCAAGTTAAAGGGATTGCTACTAACTCGTCTGCTGTCTCACTGCTGATGAATTTATTCGTTATGGTATCATATAGACCAGCGGTTGTGCCCTCTTTGAGTTTCGGTACCCAATGGCGAACGGTTTGACCGTTCTCAGTGATTGTTAACTCATAGATGGTAAGGTCAAAGACGTTGAATTTAGTTTGGTTGCCTTGATGATAACCAATAGCCATCGGTGATGTGAGCGTTTCGGTCTGCAAGAATGTTGACACGCTTCTGGCGGTTCCTCCGTTAAACGTAAAAGTTCCAGCCGATGCACCCTTGACATAACTGATTATGGCGTGGTCTGCAACCATTTCAGCTGTGGATATACTTCGCATCTCGATTTCTTTTTGACCTCCAGTACCAGACTTATTTTGGTAGAATATAGAGTAGGCAAAATAATTTGTACCGCCCGAACTGGTATGTAGATAGAACCTTTCATTTGTTGAGCTGGTATCAAAATTGCAACGAAGAATACTTGTACCATCTCCTGACGTACTATTAGTTCTTGTATTGGCCGTAAGTTTACACTCAAGTTCCCACTCCGTGTTTGGATTGGGGTAATAGTCCGTCTGCAACCACTGCGTACCCGTCAGCTTGACGCCCGCCAAATCCTCATACGTCACTTTGTTGGCAACAAGCGTGGCCTCTGTAGAAATGCTGTCGGGCGATGCGCTGGTAATGCCAAGTGTTCCGCTTGCATTCTCGTCGGTGTCGTTGCCAGTGTACACCACAACGATGTCAACACCATTCAGCACATTGGCTGCTGCTGCGGTAACGGTCAGTTGCGTTGCCGAATCACGGGTAACTCCACTCGGCTGCGTTGTGCCAAACGTGTAGCCAGTGCCGTCAAGTTCAATGGTCAATGCCTGCGTCAAGGACTTGCCTTTGACGTTGATTGTCTTGCTCACCGTTCCGCTTGTGGTCTGCCCCATGTCGATAGTTGCTCCGTCGGCAGGTCTGCGAAGAACTGGCCCGCTTGATGCACCACCTCCATAGAACGGATAACCGCCAAGATAGATAGTGGCAATCTCGCCATCGTCCAGTTCGCCGTAGATGGTGTCGCTCTCCATCTCGCTCGCATCAGGCAGATTGGCTGCGGTGTCAACGACCAACTTCGCCATACCCTCATGGGTGTGGTTGAGGTTGATGGTGTAATCAGTAGAACCGACATGGATAACGAATGTGCCGTCCTGGTTTGTCGTTACGCTCACCGCACCGCTGCCCGCATTGGCGATAGCCTCGACCAGTCCTTGGATGTCGTTCATGCCGATGGTCACATTGCTGCTCAACGCCTTGCCGTTGATGGTGCGCGTCTGCGGAACAAGAGCGGCCAACGCTGCGACCAGTCCGGGGATATCGCTTTGGCTGAGTGTGATGTTGTTGCTCAGTGCCTTGCCATTCACCGTGCGGCTGGTGGGCACATAGTTCGATGCGTCGAAGTTCACGGGTATGCTGACGGTCTTGTCACCGCTCTCGGTCTCGACGATGAGCACCAGGTTACCGTTGGAGTAGTAGGCGTTCTTGATGATATCATCACCGCTGATGCTGCCGCCACCTCCGCTGGTGATTGCGTCAAACGATGCACCGTTCCAGGTGTAGAGCGTGTCGTTGGCAAGGTTGACGTATAGCACGTTGGCCTTGGGGGTTTCGCCGTTGATGCCTCCGCCCTGGCCGTTGGCCTCCATGATAAAGCCTGCACGGTAATAGTTCTCGCCCTGCGACAATGAGCTGAAATCACCCTCGTCATAGGTTTCGCCCATGGTGTGCAGGATGACAATCGGCGATTGCTGCCAGTTGAGCAGCTGCGTGCCATCGTTGACCATGGCGAAATGCTGCTGGAGATATTCACTCGCAGCCGCATCGTTGTCGTAAAAATACTTGACGATATCCATCAGCAGCTGGCCGACGCGCAACGCGGTGTTGCCGCCGATGTTCTGCTCGTCACGCACCTGCTGTGATCTCGCCCTTAATTCCTGGTATGTTGCCATGTATGTTTAATCTCCTACTGCTATTATTCGGCAGCGCGACTGACGTGCCGATAGTTTGTTTTTGCGGTGTATATTCGCATACTCAAGACACTCGCCCAGGTAACGCTCGGCGATGTTCATGGTATCGTCGTAGCGTTTGAGGTCCGCGTCATTGGTATGGTATGCATATTGATCCTGGTGCTGCATGGCACCGGCGCGGGCGATGATGTTGCCGTCGTTGCGCAGCATCTTGGCATAGACGTAGTATGCCAGGGCCTTGCGCAGGCCGTTGCAGTAGCGCAGGCCGTCATCACTGCCGCAGCCGCACTCGGCATCTTCGGGGTCATACTCGCCGCCGTCCAAGAAGATTTCGGGCGAGAACGTGCCGTCAAAGATGCCGCTCCATACGTTGGTGATCGTGGAGCTCTTGAAGTTCGTCCAGCCGACAGCCGGGATGATATACACATCCTCACACTCGCGCACGAACTGCGCAATCTCGTCATCATCGACATGGATGCTCACGGGACGCGCCAGTGTGCGGAACTGCTCGGCAGTAATCAGCGGCAAACGGGTGTTGGTTTCTTCACTCATTGTTCATTCCTGCATATTGGATGGGTAAAATCGTGGTGTCTGCATTGCGCAGGATAGGTTCGTGCCACGCCTCAAGCAGCTGCGACAGGCCACGCGAAATGAAACGCTGCTCGATGGTCACCTCGCCGGCATAGTAGGTGTATGCGTCGGCCATGACGTTGCCCGAGAAACCGAGCTTGCCGATGCGGATGGCATAGAACAGCTCCTGATGGAACTGCGCATAAATCCGCTCGATGACCGATGCGTCGGTGACGGTGAAATCCTTGTCGTAGTTGTTTGCGGTGAACGGTACGACCTCGGGTTTGTCCTCGTCGTTCTCCAGCTCGACAAGCAGCAGCTTTCCCACACGCTCATCGCCCTGGAACTGCGCAAGGTCTTCGGGTGTGATGGTCGGTGCGCTGATGTCGTTGCCATCCTGGTCGAACTTGGGCACTCCACGCTTGGTGATGAGCATGGCGGCAGTCAAGAAGTTGTTGCGGGCGTTGCGGTTCTTGATGTTGCCCAGGCCCTCCTCGGTGCTCATGTCGCTGATCACGGCATCGTAGATTGGCGTCGGGTATATGTTCTTGCCCGCCATCGAGCACCACAGGATTTGGCCGTTGTAGCGGTCAATGCCGCCAGCACGCAGAATCTGCTCACGCACAGCCTCGGGATTGGGATTGAACACGTTGAAGTGTTCGACGTGCTGCTCGTCCACGGTGATGCGTTTGCCGTTTTTGGTCTTGCGGCCAATCCAGTCGGGGTGCGTGATGATGTGCTGCACATGGCCCGCATCGTCGCACTCCTCCAGTCGGCAAATCTCAAACGGCACATGGTTAATCTCCACCACTTCGCACAGCAGGTTGTAGTTCACATGCAGGGCATAACCGCTGTAACGTGACACGTCCTGTGCGATGCGGTGCAGCAGATCGTCTGCCGTCTCTCCAGATTCGTTGAGAACCTTGCCTGCCAGGCCGTCCATGAACCCGTTGCCCTCGACGAACTTGCAGTAACGTGACAGGCAAAGTTCAGCCGTACCACTGGCGGCTGCGATTCTCGACAGGTGCTGGGGATAGAGGTTGTCATTGCCCCACGCCTGAAGGTTCAGCCGCTGATGGTATGCCGTATCGAAACGGGGCGCAGCCTGTTTTACCTGTTGCACGTTCATTTGCGTTTCTTGCGTTTTGCGGGTGCCTTGGCGGCCTTTTCTCCGCTCGGTTGAACACTTGCCTCACTCGGCTCGTTGACGGCCTCTGCGGGCGTTTCTGCCGTTTCCTCGGGGATAACGTCGAACATGTCGCGCTTGTTGGGGAAACGCTCCAGATAACGACGGGCCACATCGTCGGTCAGGTTGGCGTTGGTGTAGATTTCGCCATCGTCAAAATCACCGCAACGGATAATGAAACCCGCACGCATATGATAGTTGCATTTCTCTTTCATCTTTTGGTCTTTTCTCAGTTTAACGGCCATCTCAATGACGGCATCTTGGTAGCATCTGCGGCATGCTGTCTTGTGGAACGTCCTGCCCGTTATTTCGGGGTAAAGACGCGCAATCAGCTGCTTGTCTTCAATCGAAAAGGGGGCACTCATGCGCCCCCTTAACTCTTCCACTCTATCGAGAGCCTCTTTGTATGTCATCGTGCTGACATCTGTTAGGCCTTCAGCGATTCGTAGGAGGCAGCGGTGGTGGTTGCGTCGGTGTTGAACAGGAACATGGCACTCATGCGTGCGCCGGTCTCCTGCAAGGTGATGATCCAGCCACCGTCGGTGTCTTCGCTGTACTTGTCGTTGGTTCCCTCACTGGCAACGAGGCCCTGGGTGTAACCATAGACCTGGTACTCGGCGTCACCGTTGGTACCCTTGAACTTGTTGCGCAGGATCACCACAAACGTGCCGTTGGACAGGCCGTCGATGATGTCGTGTGCAACCTCGGGGGTGTTGGACAGCACGACGATGGGGATGGCGTGCGTCCAGGTGTTGCGGTAGGTGCCGACTTCCAACGTGGACTGCACACCCGTGAACGGGGTGTTGCCCAGCTGGTTGACCTCATAACCCTTTTTGCCGGTCTTCAACACCAGGGAGTTGATGATGTTGGGGTTCTGAGAATCGAACACGGTAGCAGCAAAGTCGATGTCACTGCGGTTGATGATCAGGCCGTCGCTCTCAAGGCCACGGACGATGAGGTCATCACAGGCGAAATCAATCGCCTTGGCGATAAGGGATTCACATAACTTAGCCATTGCACTAATCTCCTTTCTTTTGATTGATTAGTAAGCGGCCTGGAATGCCTTGTCCTCCAACAGCATGGTGCCGAGTTTGCCGGTGCCGTAGACGTAGAAGTTACGGCTGATGCGGTCGAAATAGAAGTCGAAGTCGTTGACGAACTCGCCAGCGGGAGTGCCGACCAGCAGGTTGTCGCGGGTGGTGAGGATGGCGCGGTAAGGCTTTGCACCGTTCTCGAAGGTAGCGATGAGCTCGTCCCACTTTGCCACAGCGACATAGCGGATGCCGTTGTACATGGTAGTGGAGATTCCCTCGGTCACCTGGTCCCAAGGCAGGTTGCAGCAGTTGGTCTTGCGCAGGTCGATGTCGAAAGCGGTGGCCATGGCCTGGGTCATGTAGATGACCTTGCCGCTCTTGGTCATGATCTCGGGGCCAGCGTCGATAATCATCTTGTCGATGAGGGTGGTGGCTGCGCCCTGTGCGGTCATGGCGGCCTTGGTGTTGGTGGTGATGGCGGTGCGCTGTGCGCCGTTGATGGCCACCTGGGCGTAGATGCGCTTCCACAGGCCGTCGGCCACGGTGATGAGGTCGGTGTCAACGCCGTTGGTGATGGAGCCGCCGTCGCTGATGTTCTCAGCCTCGGTGTCACCAAACCAGGCGATGCGCCAAATCAAGTCAACCAACAGGTCGTTGATGAGAGGCTCAATCACTTCGCTCATAACCTGGGTGCCGTTGAGGTCACCGATGGCGGTGCCGTTCTTCAGGGCATACTCGGCAATCGTGCCTTCCATGTCCTTGTAGCAAATCTTCAAGGGTGCTACCCAGCAACCCATTGCCCAACGCTTGAGCACGTTGTCGGGTGCCAGTGAGCCGTACTCGGGATCGCAGCCGCAGCCAACGGTACCGATGGGGTTACCCTTGCCGATGAGACCGACAGGGTCACCGTTCTTGGCGCGAACGACGCGCACATAGTCCTGGATGCGCTCGTCACGCAGGGTGTCAACATTTATCAGCTGGCCGAGGTCACGGATGTTCTCGGGCTGAATCAGTAAGTTCTCTAAGAAAGTTGCCATTTTTTTACTCCTATGTTTTTGGTTTTACTTTTTGTTCTTGTTCTTTGCGGCCTCGATGCGCTCCTTGAGGTAGTTACGCTGGGTCACTTCCTCGGCCTTTGAGGTCATCGGTTCGCGGGCCTCGGGTTTGTAGTTGCTCTTGATGGATGCAGCGACCTTGTCGTAGCCGCCGGCCATGGTTACCATGTTCAGGATGCGCAGGTCTTCGTTGGTCTTGGCGTTGGAGCGTGCCTGTTCCAAGAGCTCCGTGAGCTCGGCCACCTGTGCCTCAAGCTCTGCAATGCGCTCCTTGAGCCTTCCGTTTTCCTGCTCCAGGTTATCGTCATGCTCACGGTCAGCCTCGTCACCGGCCTCGTCTCCTTCCTGTTCGCCACCTTCTTCGACAACCTCGACCTGCTCCTCGGGTTGACGAATCTCGGTGATGACGCCGTTTTCTACCACGATAGTGGTGTTGTCGGGCATGAGCCATTCGCCGTCAGGCTCTGCCACGTCACCGACAGCGGGTGCGCCTTCCTCGCGCTCGATGCGCAGGGTGTCACCGTTAGCGGTGGCCAATTCCATGGCCATCATGTGGTGTCCAGTCTCATGGTCCGAGCCGAACACGCTGTTGATGGCGTTGATAATCTTGTCTTTGATACTCATATGATTCACTCTTTTAGCTGAAATAGGTGCGATAATTTCCCCGACCATGCCAAGTTCCATCGCGCGTTCAACGCTGATGAACTTGTCCTCGGCCATCAGTGCCGCCATTTCCTCGCGGTCACAGCCGCAACGCTCGACATAGAGGTCGAGGATGCGGTCCTGTTGTTCCTTGAGCTGCTGTGCGGCCTTCTCAAGGTCATCGGCTGTGGCCATTCCCATGTTCCCGATCCATGCAGGGTCGAGCCACGGGTTGTGGACGAGGATTTGTGCGTTTGCATAGGCTTTGCGGCGTTCCTTTGGTGCAGCCATCATGATAACCGTTGCCATGGATGCTGCCGTGCCGTCAACGACGGTGGTGATTGTCTTACCGGTAGCACGCAGGCGGTCATAGATGGCCCAGCCTTCCAGCACGTCACCGCCATTGCAGTGGATATGCACGTCGATGGTCTTGTCATCGGCAGGCAGGGAATCGCAGAACTCGTTGATATCACGGAACGAGATGCCAGGCTCCATGCCCCACATGCTGGTCACGGCCTTTTCCTGCTCGCTCTGGATATCGTTGTATATGTTAAGTACTGCCATTGTTTTCTCGATTTGATTTCACAAAATTAGCGACGAAAAAAGGCGGGGTGAAATTTTCCCGCCTTTGCCGTGGGTCACGCTTTGACCCTTTTTGCCATTTTTCGGGCGATGCGTTTGACCGTTGCCTCGCTGATATTGTACTGCTGTGCAAGGTAGGCCAATATCCACACCTTTTTGTGGCCCTCCTTGGTCAGCCGTTGCCAATCCTCATAGACGGCAAGGTAACGCGCCTCGCTGGGCACAATGCCAGCGGTGTCGCAGATGCGCAGGATGGATTCTGCCGACTTTATGAGCTCATAGCGCGTCATGACCTTGCCAAATCCTCAATTACCTGTACCTGGTTCGTCACGTCGGTGATTTCTCGCACACTGACCACGGGAGCCGGTGCCATGGCATAACCCTTGGCAATGGCTGCCGCCAGCATGTCCTCTCCCATCTGCGTCGCTGCGCCTCCATGGACGATGGGCACACCACCTCCCAACTGGTTGATGGCCGACAGCAGCGGGGAGAACATGGCCGTCGCATTGGCCGTCATCACGCTCTCGCCGTTTGACACCTTGGCGGTGATGCTGTCGCTCGTTCCTGTGCCGATGCCTTCAATGAGACCACCTTTTGCAAACTTGGCCGACTTGACGGTACTGATGGCCGTGGCGATGTTGGCCATGATCGTGGCAACCGTGGTGGCGATGGCTGCGATATTGCCGGGGAACGGGACGGACTGCGCCTGGGCCACACCAGCGGCGATGGCTTTACCTGTGTTGATTGCGATTTCTGCAAGTGCCAACACCTTCGACAGCTTTGCGAAATCCTCGTTGCTGTCACCCATCGCCTCAAACACCTTGCCGATGCCGCCTGCGATACTTGCGTAGGCATCCAGCTTGGCCTGCTCGACCTGCATTTCCTTATCGGCAAGTGCCTGTTTTTGGTCGAGGTAGTTCTGCTCGAGCTCAAGCCGGCGTGCGTTCCAGGCCTCAATGGATTCGCCCTCCATTTGGCGGGCATTGTCACGCAACCACTTCACCTGCTCCAGTTTGATGCGCTCCTGTTCCAGCTCGTTGTTGGCGGCTGCCATAAACCGCTCGGTGAACATGTTGGTCGTTTCCTGCTCCAGGCGTTTGCGCTCGGCCTCGGCATTCTGCGCCAGCAGTTCCTCGCGTTTCTGCTGGTACTGCTTTTCAAGGTTCAGTAACAACTCTTGGCGGGTTGTCTCGTCGATGGCCTCTTTTTGCAGTTTCTCAGCGGCCAGTTGCCGCTCGTTTTCCATCTGCTGCAACTTTAATTGCAGTTCTTCAAACGAGCCTTTCTTGGCGATTTCAAGTCTTGACTTGATAAGCATCTGCAACTGCTCCAGTTCGCTTTTCATGGCCACCTCGCGGGCCTTGGCTTGCTCCTTCGCGGCCTTTTCGACCTGTGCCTTGGTGGGCGTCGATGACTTGGACGAGCCGCCACTGGTGCCGCTGCCTGATGTTGAGGACGAACCACCACCCGAATAAGACGTATTGCCGCCATCGCCTGTCGAGCCGCCAGGCAGTTCGATATGGCCTACACCTTCGCCGTTGATGACGGCATCAAACCCGTCTCGCCAGCTCTGCGCCGTCGATGCGCCGAACCGCCTTGCATCCATCGCTGCACCAGCCATGATGCCACGCAACGAGCCCGTAACAGCAGACCATCCCGACTTGATTTTGTCTACATCCAAGGTGAACACGCCCTCAATGATAGTGCCGAAACCCTTGAACGAGTTGCCCAAGCCGCTCAGGCCGTCACCGACCAACTTGAAGAACGTGCGCATGGCGTTCCAGGATGTGGTCACCGACAGCACAACGGCCATGGCGATGCCACGGAATACCTTGGTCGAGAAGTTGTACAGGTCAATGGTTTTGTTGATGATGTTGACAATGTTACGCAACACGTTCAACAATAATGTTTTTGCATACAGCTCGGCCTTCTTCTTCAGCACATCCCATCCATCACTGCCGAACAATGCGGCAGTATATTTGTTGATGAGCGTCTGCGTCTCGACAATCTGCTGTTGGACTTCTCCATATTCGCCCTCACTCTCGATCAGCGAATCGAGCGACATGTTCAAGTCCTCAATGGCCTTTAACTGCTCTTGGCCGGCAGCCACGCCTTTCTTACCAAACACGTCACTGATGATGGCACCGGCCTCCTGGCTGTTTCCGCTGACGGTCTTTAATGCGCCTGCGACCTGCTGGATGGCCTGCATCATGGTGATGCTGCCGTCGGCCAGCTTGTCACGCAACTCGTCCGCATTGATTCCAACGGCCCGCAATGATGCCGCCGTACTGCTGGACATATCACGCAACGACTTGCTTGCTTTGGTGATGGCGTCAAGACCATCTTTGCTAAAGATGCCGCTACGGGTCTGCTGGAGAACTGCGACAAACTCCTCGGCACTGAGGCCAGCATCACGCAAAGCTGGGCCGTATTGCTTGATGTTGGAAAGGTAGTCACCATTGATGTCTGCACCAGCCGCAAAACCCTTGTTGATGGTGTCGATGGCCTCCTGCCAGCTGATGCCGAACTGCGCCACAAGGGTATCGGCTGCCTGCAAGGTCTCTTTGAAGTCTTTACCGAAAGCATCTGCCGTGGCCTGGATAGAATCACGCACACCGTTCATCTCTTGACCGACAAGGCCAGTGAATTGCGTTGTCAATCGTGATGCCTCGGCCAGGCCGTCGTTGTAATCCTTCCACCAGTGATAAGCGATGCCAAGTCCAGCAATGCCGGCAATGGCCAAGAAGACTGGATTGGAAAGCAACGTCATCATCGCCTGTGATGCAGCCATCGCGTCCTTGCTGACGATGCCTAATGCACCGCTGGCACTGGTTGCACCGCTCGACAGGTTCATCAATGACGCGGCAAAGCGGTTGTTTCCCGTGATGGCCTGCGTGATGGCGGCCTGGTAGTTGCCCACGTTGAGCTGCATCTTGCCTGTCTCGGCCTGTAAGGTCTTCATGCGCTCATATACGGCCTTGCTCTGGTCGATGTACGCCTTGTTGCGCTGACGTTCCGCAGCATCCATATCGTTGATGCGCTTTTTCATCTGCGCATAGGTCTTCGACAGCTCGTTGTACGATGCGTTGTTGATGTCGATTTGCTTCTGCTCGGCGCGGTCAGCCTCCAGTTTCTTTTTCAGCTCAGTGGTCAAGACCTTCATCTCGCCGTTCAGCTGGGCCGTGATGGTCTTGTTTTTGGCCATGGCGTCTCCATACTGCTGTTCGGTGATTTGGTTATCCTTCAGGGCCTTGTTCAGTGCGCTCTGCTCGTCCTTGAGTTTCTTGATCTCTGCAAGGTATGCGCCAACGTCCTTGATGCCCTGCTGGTAATCGACGTTGAGTTTAAGGATGGTTTCGACTTCTTGCGTGTTAGTCGGCATTTATTCTTCCTCCTGTCGTTTGGTTAGTTTTAAAAGTTTGGCCTCTGCCGTGTGGTTGCCTTTGACATTGAGCTCCAGCAGGGCAAAAAATGCGCCGTGCTGCTTGATGTATATCGGGCGCGTCTCGTCCACCTGCGACAGCTCCACGTCGGTGATGTGGATGGTCTCGGTGATGACTGACGGCTGCTGCATCGTTGCTGCAAGGTCACCGTAATAGTCGGCAAGGATGCGTTTCATGTCCATGTCGAACATGCCGACAGCCTCACCGCTGCTGCCCTCTATCAGGTTCAGCACACGCGGCTGCACGGCCTTGTATTTGGTCTCTACCACGCCGCCTTGTTTGACTTCCTTGGTGTACAACGGTACATTGTTGCCGTCAGTGGCGGCAAACGGGAATGTCACCACGTCCCGGTCGTTCTCCAGGGTCTCATCATCCACGTCGATGCTGCCGTCATAGTTGCCCAGCACGGTGTCATCCTCTTTCCACTTCCACCAGTTGCGCTGCGCCCATCCGTCAACGGCAAAAGCCTTGTTTGCAGCCACAGGGCGTGCCGTAGGTGACAACAGCCTGCTGGACCAGTCCACGATGCGGCTCCAGTCGAAGACCGATGCCACGGGACACATGACCAGCGTGTCGGTGGTCGATGCCTGTGTCGGGAACACACCAGTAACAGCGGCAAGGAACTTTACCAGGTCGATGGGTTTGATGTCGGGCAGGTTACCCTCGACGGGGAACATCTGGTTGGGTTGCACCTCGTTCTCCTTGCCGATGATTTCGGCAATATACAGCGGACCGCCCTGGACATGGATGTCACCAGCCGCGTTAGGATCGAAGATGCCGTTTCTTGTCGTGCCGATGGCAAGATAGAGCTCGTCATCGACGGCCATTTCGATGTTGAGATAACCCGACACATACAACGTCAGCCTGCCGCCCGCAATCTTATCGGCAAGGAACGTATAACCTTCGGGCATAATGGGGCACCAATGCCAGGTGCTTCCCACACGAAGGCCAAGGGAATAGCCGTACTTTGCCCGCATGATAGGCCGTGACACGGGCACCAGGTCGGCCTCGTTGATGTACAGCGACAGCGAGTACTTTACCAAGCCGGTGAATGCCGTGGCACATGTCAGCACTTCGGGTGCCGTCTGGGTGATGATGGGTGACGGGTGCGTGATGTTAAAGCGGATCAGGTTGCCGCCATTTGGTTCGCTGGTGCTTGCCGTGAATCCGTAGTTGTAGGTCGTGTCGTTGGGAATTTTGTTTACCAGCGGCACAATCATCCTGTCGATGTCATCCATGGCACTGCCCCAATCAATGCTCACACCATACTGCGCCTCCATGAGCGACAATATCCAGTTCATGCGCACCGACGGATGCAGCAGGGCCGATGCCGGCTGTTCCTCGGTGTAGTCGTAGGTGTCGCTGCCGATGACAACGTGGGTGTGGTAGTAGGCATTCTCGCCCTCATGCAGCTCGGTGTCCATGGCGGCATAGAACACGTCATCGACCAATGCGTCCTCATAGTCGGTCACCTCGGGCGCGTTGTGGAACTCGATGGCAGCGTTAGTGGATAACGATGCCAGGGTCTTGTCGCTGCCCAGCAGGGCCTCGACAGCGGTGCGCACACCCCAAACGATTGCGATGTTCAGCTTGTCGGGAGTGGCTGACACCAGCCGCCCGATGCCGCCCTGGATGATGGCCACACCGTTGCGGTAATAATCGACGTTGTGGAACGTATAGGGATAACTGCCGCCACCCTGCACAACCTGCGCCATGTTGATGAGGCTGCGGTTGCGTACCGTAGCGGGCATGGCGATAGTGAGGCTGCGGTTGCCCTTGAAATCTGCGGCCCCGGTCAGCAGGTTCGACTGGAGCGAAAACGTCACCTCGGTGCCTTCTGCGATGTCGGCGAGCTTGCCGTCAATGTATAACTGCTGCATCATAACTGCTGGATGGGGATTTCGGGTAATACGATGTTCATGATGAAGTCCTGCTCGGGTTTCTTGACGTCCTTGGTGTACTGACCTGCCTCGATGGTTACGGCAGTCCACTTCGGCTCGTCGTTCTCATCCTTGCCGAGGTACATATCGACACAGGGCGAGGTGGTAACGTCCTGGAGCATGTCAAACGTCTCTTGGTCAACAAGCGGCGCACATACGGGCAGCACATCGTTGCGGGTGAGGTTCTGCCGACGGCCCGTGCTCTGCTGCCAGTGGTATATCGGCTCCCACAGGCCGAGGTCGTTGCGGTGCCACAATCCGTCGCTGGCCACGTTTCGGGTCACGTTGCCCTCCTTAAACAGGTAATAGTTCCAGAACCCGTGGCGGTCAATCCAACGCAGGTAGATGCCCTCGTTGATGTTCTCGCTGACGAGGCGCACACGCACCTTCTCCACCTGGGTGCCGTCGAGCGTGTAGTAGAACGTCAAGTCGAACATGTTCTCGAAAGAGGTCTGCGCCAACGTACCGATAACGTCATAGAACGTCATATACTGGCCGCCCATCGCATCGTCGATGAGGATGTTGTAGAGGCCCTGGTTGTTCAGCTGCATGATCGTGGCGGGTGACGAGTTCACGCCAGCTGCGACATATTGCGCCTGGTCGGCATAGTAACCTATCGTGAACGGATAGTTCTTGAACCAGGTGACGGTGCGGTGCTGGTTGAATATCTCGCCTGCCTTGAGGCCACCCCAGATGGTGAACAGCGTGAATGTACACTGCGCGATGACCGTACCAGCCGCGTTCAGTGCCTTGGCAACAATGGTCACCGACTGGCCCATCTCGCTATATCCCGACTGACTGGTGTAGTCGATGTCGGCACCCATCAGCATGCCGGTGTACAGGCCTTGCAGATATTCGCTGATGTCCACCGTGGCGGTGTAGCGCATGCTGTACGTCACCTCAAAGCTATCGCCGCCGCTTCCTGTCATTTCAAGGCGCAGGCGGTCAAGTACAACGCCCTGCCCGACTGGCAAAGCACGGACGGGGACGGGATTAAACACAAAGCACGGGCTGTCGGGATAGACAAACCTGATGTTGTTGATAGTCGTTGATGCCATATTGTTCCTCCTATTGTTGCGGTGTATTGAGTTTGAT